TGCTCTTTGCGAAAGCTCAACGCTGCTGTCGTCAGTTCTTGTGTAATTCACCGATACACCTCTTGAAGAGAGTATCTTTCCAACCTTTAGGGCTAGTTTCAAAGTGATATCTTTTTCCTTCACTCCTGTAGTTCCGACAGCCCCTGAGTCTTTTCCGCCATGTCCTGCGTCAATAGTTAAATCAATCATTTCTGTTCCTCCTTCATTTTATGAAAATTATCAATAATCTGTTTTACCGCCTCAACGAGTTGGTCTTTGGTCATCTTCATATATCCTTTGACCTTGTTTTTCTTGCAAGTCTTCCTCAGGTCAGATATAGTCCAGTCTTCAATTTTAGGCATTTGAATCGTTATAGCTTCGCCTTTGATTTCGTGTGTTGCTGCATCTATCATCTTTCATCCCCCTTTTAGAGTTTCAATATTGGAGCGATAACATCTGCGAGCTCTCCGACAGTGTACTGAGTGCGACCTTCATCCTTGAGCCTGTTCTTGAACTTTCTCATTTCAATAGCTATCTTCATGAGCTTATAGACTCCAACTTCCTCAGACGTGACCTTGCGAGGCTCAGGGCTGACCATACAGCCGATAGCCTCCCTCAAATCCATCAAGCCCTCAAAGTTTCCGCATACCTCATTGAACTCAGCCCACGTCTCGCGACCGAACTTCTTTCGATTGAGCTTTGGCTTATCAGGAGGAATGACTCCCTCGTCTTGCATCCTCTTTTTAAAGTCTGCATTCCACGCCTTCTCCTTATTGGTGAGGCGTTTCGGCTTTTTCTTTGCTGCCATTCGCTTTTTCCGCCTCCTGTCTATCTATCATTTTTTTGAGTATCTCAATGAGCTTGTTGCACTGTGCATATGTGAGCCACTCAATACGACTGACCTTGAACATCTTCATCACGAATCCATTGATTCGATTGTTGTTGTCATTCCATCCGAGCTCCTCAGTAAGAGCATAGACTTTCTTTCTGAGTCTTTCAGTTTCCGTGTTTCCGCCTTCATCTGTACGCTTGCCTTTGTTGGCTCTTGTGACATCATCCTTCATGTTTTGGAGGATTCTGCACACATTGTCAATTTCGCTTTGTGAGAGCTGCCTCATGCTTTCTTTCTTGGTTTCCCTTCGGATGATAGCATAAAGGATATCTTCCTCAAGCATAAGCTCAGGGGACTTCGCAAGCCCCCATATTGCCCGAATAGAGCCATGATATTGATTTCTCTTATATGCCATAGCCTCGCCCTCCTAAGGTCTGAGAGAACGGATTTTTTCACGCTCTGTCTCATATCAAAAGGTATCAACCTTTTTCAGTGTTCCTCCAATTTCGACGATGGTGTCCTCCTCATACTTCTTGAGAACATCCTTGTTGACGCTTTCTTTTACGATGATACAATCATCCATTTTCCTTTTGCGAAGCTTCGTGATGATTTTCTCAAGCTTATCCTTTGCCGTTGGAAGTGATAGAGTGGTACTCAATCGGAATCCCGTCTTCCCAAAGTTCATCGTTTTGGTCTTTCCGTCGAGCTCCTCTTTGTGCTCTGTGACAAATTCCTTGATGTCTTTTCCTAGCTTGTCGATGCGGTCTTGCAAGGGTTTTGCCTCAAGACCTGAGGCAATCTTTATCCCGTTAATTTGTTTGTTCATGTCGCCCTCAATTTCCTCGATGGCGATTTCTTTCTCAGCGATTTCCTTGAGTGCTGCGTCCACATCGTCCCACGTTTTAAGGACGGGAGCTTCTTTGATTTTAGTTCTTGCCATTCTCATGACCTCCTTAGATATTTAATTCTTAATGCTTGTCGTGCTTTGCTCTGAGTCTCTTTCAGCTATTGCATAGGCTGACTCAAGCTTTCCTTTTGCGAGAGGAGTGAGTCTCGCTGTTTCGATGGAGAATCCTGTTATCTTTCCATTGTTCACATCAAATCCAATCCCGAGCTCATTTTGAAGCAAGTTGAAAATCGGAACGGGTATCTCCTCAAGCTCCGTCGGAGCGGTTGGCTCTTCGTGGGCTTGTGAAGTGAATTGGTGAAACGCTTCAAGGATTCTTTTCTTTACCTCTGCTTTGCTATCAAGGTGCTGTTCTAAACAAGTGAGTTCTGCTGAAACTAGGTCGTCAATGTTATTCATTGCTTTTTCTACTTTCATTTTGTAAGCCTCCTCTCGACTTAAAGCATCATCATGCTTGATGCTTGCTCAATTATCTTCAACGTGATTACTGTTTCGCCGTTATCTCTCAGGATGCGGAAAACATTGTTCAGTGTTCTATCTAGCAAACGGAAGCATCCTGTTTGCGGATTGCAAGCTCTGACCTTTAGCTCGTTGAGGGCATCTTCTTCGATGTCATATCCTTGAAGGAATCCTTCGACCTCAGTTCTTGCCAATCCATGAAGTGAAACAAAGAAGTCGATTCTATTTGCAAAACGTGCGAGATAACTTTTTATTTGAGCCTCAAGCTTTGGCTCTCCCGCGATGACCATTCCGACATCGGATTGGTCGAAGATACCGCGGAGAATCTCCATTTTCTTTTGAGTGTATTTGCTGATAAGCTTGTCCGCTTCGTCAATAATAATGAGATAGCCTTTGTTAGTGTTGCAAAAGTCTCTAATGCCGTTGATACGCTTCCATATAGAGCCGTATCCTGACGGAATACCGAGAGCTCTTTCGATTGCTTCTATAAGGTCACGAGCTCCCATCGTATCGTCACACTCGACATATGCCACGCGTGGCATCTTTGAATAATACTTGAGTGCGTGAGTTTTTCCAAAGCCTGACTTTCCGACTACGATTCCCAGTCCGATGTATTCCTGACAACTGGAACAAACTCCGATGATACTCTTTGCGTCCTTGCTTCCAAAGAACTCAGTTCTCTTCGCTATGGTAGAAGGAGAGTGACTCTCTTCTGTGGCTGCTACTTCTTCGCTTGCTGTCTCTGAAAGAAATTCTTTGAGCTTGGCTTCAAGCTCTGTCGCATCGCTTTCGTACTTACCGCCGAGGTATCGGCTCACTGTAGTTCTTGAATAGCTGATAGTATTTGCAAGGTCTTGAATTGTGACCTTATGTTCCTTTAGATACTCATTGACTTTCTGAGCGAGGGTCTTGACCTCGCCTGTGTAGATTGCTGCTGTTGCTCCCATGATATATCCTCCTTTTATCCTAAGGCTCTAAGCTTCTCAAGCACATCGTCCGCCTTTTGAGTGTAGAAGGTTTCCTCTGTCTTCGTGCTTTTGCCTTTGCCTTTAGTTTTGATTTCTTCCCTGTATTCCTTATCTTGTGGAATACTAACAATTTTCTCTTGTTCTCCTCTGACTGTTAGGTCTAAACCGCCGACAACTGTTGGCGTTGCCCCCGCGACTCTTTCCTCATATGGAGTGGTGAACTGTTCAACCGCATCCCTTGTCTCTCGAATCTGTCTCTTTTGGTTGCGAAGATGCTTTTCAAGTGCCTCTTGCGTAACCTTAGGAGCAAACTTGAGAAGCTCGTGAGATACTGCTTCACAAATTTTCTTTCCGTCTTTGGTGTAAACATATAGCTTCGTGACATCGTCGATGTCCCACTTGATGCCGACTGTCTCTCCGACGTATCGGCTGAGCTCGTAATCTGTGTAGAGTGTTCCAAACTTTTGAATCCCTTGATTTCTGACAAGAGCTGTGTCGCTCTTCATGAGTAACATTGCAACATACTCACGAGGAGGCGGAGCTTTGACATACTTCTCAGGAGCTTTCATGAACAACTCTGCGGGCTTGATGTATTGCTCGCGGTCTTTCTTGAGTCCGCTGTGTTCCTTCTCGTGGTACTTCTCATTTTTCCACTTAGTCCACAAATCGAAGAACTCTTCCATCGTTAGCAGCTCGCCACGCTCAAGCATGGTCTTTATGTCCTTTTGTCGTTTGCCCGCCGTCTTGCTTCCTGTGAGTGTTCCTGTGTAGGATGCCATCCACTTAGTGAAGCGACTGCAAACCGTTCCGAAAAATCTTTCGACTTGTCCTTTGCCCCACGGTTGATAAGGAAGGGAGCGAGACCACTCTTCAATCCCTATTGAGCGATAGAAGCCTTTTGTCTCTGAGTCAAACTCAAGCATCGCTCTCTCTTTTCTATCTTGACCGAGGTTTGTCTTGGATGTGTAATCCTTACCGTTGTCTATGTGCAAGTGTTTCGGTACGCCACCGACAGGGGAGTAAATCATTTTCACAAGTGACTCTTTCAGTACCTGTGAGTTAGGATTCTCGCACACAACATCGCCCATGATGCAGCGTGTCCGAGTATCAATCCACGCGACAAGCTTCGGTTTGATTGCTTTGACTTTGCCGTTCGGCGTTGTGTACTGTACCCAACAATCGAAGGTGTGCTCGTCGCCCTGAACAAACTCCATGACCGCAAGAGCTGTCGTGTCCCTCTTGCCTTTAATCATCATCTTGTTTTTAAATTCTCTCATTCCATTCGCTTGTAAGTCGTGAGCATTCTTGCCCCTGAGTTCGTCCATAATATATTTGATGTACCTTGCAACTGTCTTGATGGATGGGTAAGAATCCCACTCTCTTTCCTCTGCCACTTCCTCAAACTTCTCATATAACATTTC